CTCCTGCAATGCCCCTCGGTCCCAATCGTCATCGTGGACCAAAACTGCGATTACTCGGCGCACATCCAGGTCTCCAATCCCTGCGTCATCGGCGCTAAAGCCGACTGTCCAGCCGTTCTTCAACATGTCTGGAGCAAGTCGGCTGAGAAGTCGCCCAAACTCACTTGGTGTCAATTTGTTTTGTGGTGGTAACAGGACAAAAGTGCGCACATACTGCAACCGTGGGCTCCCGCGACACTCTCCAGGCTCTGGCTCTGGCGGCTCTGCTGGAACGATCTTGTATGTGATGCCGTCCACGAAGTATGTGATGCCTGCCTCACTTGCACTCTCCAGGTCAATCCGCAGCGCAACGCCACCTTGGGCGTCGGTCTTTGCCTCGATCTGCTCTCGGTGCCAGCGCCGGTCCTCGATGTTGAACTGATAGGTATGCCAGGTGCCGCCTGCCCCGTTCGCTATCACCCTCCAGCGACAAGCGCCCAGGCTCCCATCTCCGCCTGGGTAGGGATGATAGTGCACGCATACGGGTACAGTTAACTGCACAATGTCGCCTGGCTCGGCCCCCGTGTCCTCACTTGCTAAATAAGTTTCCATCGTAAACGAATACGGGGAGTAGGCTGAGAACACCTTAAACGTCCACTCGCCATCGAGAATGAGCGCCTTAGGGCCGCCTGGCCGCTCCTCTGGTGGCAACTGGTCTTTGCGGATATGCCGCACCTCAGGGATCGTCTTGACGGTTTCCAGTACTGGCGGATGGTCGCCCGGGAAAACCCCTGCGCTGAGCAGCAGGCTTCCGACAGGCCGAGCTGAGATAAGCCAGCCATAAGGGCGTTGAGCCATACGGCCGGGCTGCCCCTGGCTCGCGCCGATTACAACATCCTCCCATCCGAGTTCAAAGCTAAGGTTAAGCATTGCCTTGCTCCTCACTTTCATCATCATTGATAGGGGCCTTCTCTGGTTGCGGCGGCTTTTGCTCTTTGACGCGATAAAGAACCACACTGCCATCAGGTTCTTGTCGCAGCCTGTATACACCTTCTGGTAGACCGTAATGCTGCCTCAGTAGCTCAATCTGCTCGCGCTCAGCGCACACGATCTCATTGAGCAAATTCTGCAGCTCCTGGCGTTGCTGAGCAAGGGCCAGGAAAACGCGGGTCTCAGTTTTTGACAATTTGCGCTCGATCATGTCGTCTTGTCCTCCTCTTCCAGCGATTGCACGACCGCAGCCGCTAACTCCTCACGCATCTGTCGTTCGTATTCGCGGCGCCGGTACTGGCGGTGTTTGTCCAGCAACACGTCAGCGATCAATCGCGTGATCATATCCAGCTTCTCCTGCCGGCTGTAATGCGGCACGATAGTCGCCTCGCCGGTTTCCTCGTCGGTCTCATCCACAGGGTTGCCGTAGAAGAGAGCAAACACATCCGCAAACACTCGCGCTGCTTTTGCGTCGCTGAAATGCAGTTCGCTGGAAAGCCCTCCGATCTCAATTAACAATCGCCCCATCTTATTCTCCTAACTCAATGTATAAACTGGCACATAATACGCCTGATCCGTGATCTGGTTGCCGTCATCCCGCACGTACACGCGCAGGTATCCAGCAATCGTTGCCGTGGTCACGTCGCCGGCAGCAACAAGAGACCGCGTGAGGTTCCCGCTGGCGGCTGCGCCGATGAAACGGATGAATTCCTCGGATACGTCGGCTTGGTCAAGGAGCAGCACGGGCTTCGCGCCCGTGCCGGAGCTTTGGTTGATGCTTAGCACTGCGCCGAGGCTTGTTGTCCCGATACCAACGCTACCAGCGAAATAGTTTTTGGCATTTGGATCATCAATTTTGACACCATAGTAATTGGTAATTGCACCGTCACCACTGAACGTGAGCTCTGGTTGATGAAACGCGACATAATCCCCAATTGGCGCCGCTATGGCACCGTACTGGTTCGCTTGAAATGCGTAAAATTTCGAGATAGTTCCGTCAGTGTGGTCAACGAGGGACTGAAAGCAAGTGGCCCATGACAACACACCACTGCCTCTTTTTGAGACGCGGCTCTCATTAACGGTCTGAACACCCCCAGCGGTTTTGCCAGTCGCCACATTTAGAGCTAGATGATTAGATACCACTCTTGGAAAAGATGATGTATTATTGTTTGCGGTTAGGTTCACAGTAAATTGATTAAACCGCAAGTTAATAGCCAGATCGGTGGCAGACGCTGCGACTTCTATGCATGTTCCATCTGTATAGATCGGCGAGTCCGCGAACTCACCAGCTCCGACGTACGGCACGTATCCGTCAGTCAGCCCTGTAATGTCCAGCCCCGCAAATGTCGGGCTGCCATCGGTCTGGAGTTCTGCTAGCTGCGCATTGGCATCCGTCAATGCGTCGTAGTCGGCCTGTTCAAGATGATAAGTACCGCCCTCAATCCCCGCCAGTTCATTGTGATAAACGATAACGCTGGGTGTAAACGCTATGTCAAACGGGCTTTCGATGGTCTCAAAGCTGCTGGCGTTCTTCTCGATGACAATCTTGCCAACAAGCAGGCCAATCTCAACCAGCAGGTCGGGCAATGATGACGGCGGCTGAGCGTTGACCGCGTCATCCAGGCGATAGTCATCGCGCCCGTAGACCACAAAGACGTGGCCGTCTGTGTCCTCGTAAATCCAATGGACGCCGAAAAACGACCACCAGCCTTGCGGATCCGAAAGCTCGGCCAGCGTTCCAGATCCGTCATCATAATGCAGATTGTCAATCTGCGTCTGGCCGGGGCTAAATGTCCAACCGCCAGCGCCGTCCTGATAGACAGCCGTGAAAGTATGTCCGCTGGACGAGTCAAATGCGGGCAGTGTGATCTTTGTGAGCCCAGCGTAGGTCAGGCCAGAGGAGACAGCAAATTTTCTGTCCGCCTTCTCTGAGATGATGAAGCCAGAGACACGCTGGAACTTGCCATTGACCTCGATGTCCTTCCAGAACGTCTTGCTGGCGTAATTGCTGACGACCTGCCCGGCGGTCGTGATGTGCAGGTCCGTCCCGTCGCGATACACTTGGCCCAGCAGGATGTTGGTGTTTCGGTCCGTTGGCCTGGATGTTGACGAGACAACCTGCGGGCTACCAGCGTTGTACTCAACGTAGATGTAGTTGATGCTGTCGTCGGTTAGGGAAACGCTGGTGTCCTCAGCCCAGTCAAGGAACTTTGTGACACCAATGTCGCTGTCCGTTGTCTTGATGAATCCAGTTCCAGCAGCAACGGTTACTGTCCCGTCGCCGTTGTCCGAAATGCCTCCGCCAGTCAATTTACCGGCGGATTGGGTAGTGTTCAGCCAGTCCTGAATGCTACTGTAGGTCGGCGAGCCGATATGCTCAAGCTCCCGCACATCTTCTGGTTCCCACTGGGCTGCCCCGTCATTCCAAACCAGGGCGTCCCCATCGTCTGGTACTGCTACTGAAAGGACACGACCCTGGAGTTTGACTGCGTCATGCTCCAGGTCAGTGATGTCGCTCTCGGTATGTGTGTGTCCTACGTCTGCCTTCCCGGAGAGCTCGGTATTGATCTTGTTAGCACTCCAAAGGTCTGTTACGCCCGTGGAGGAGTCATCAATCTCGCGGTGTTTGTCGGCATCGTTGATGTGGGTGCGCACCTCTGCCGCTGTTGCCTGATTGCCGCTGCCATCATCCAGCATCTCGGCGGCATCGACTATTCCGTTATCATCATTATCGTAAACCGCCTTGGTCATGTCGCCGATAGGAGCGCCACCTGCCCCCAACTCATACCACAGAGTGCCTTCGGGGCTGCTGACGTTCATGTAAAGGCGGTGGTTGGTGAGGTCCCAACATAGCGTAGCCTCCCGCGCCGTGACCACACCGTTCGGGTCGCCTTCGTGGGAGATGAGGACTGGCAGATCCTGAAGACGCGATTCTACGTCGCGTATCCGGGCTGCCAGATATGATAGAAGTCGGTCGTCATCCATCGACGAAATCCTCCAACTCCGGTTTTACTGTCACTACGCCACCAGTCTGCCCGCTGCCCGCCGCTTGTAAAGACACCTGAACACCAACGATCTTGCGGTCTACCTGCCGCCCTGCCAGAGTGTCCTCCACCGTGATTAAGTCGCCCAGGCCCCAATGGACGTTGTAGCGACTTGAGGCTATCAATTTGACTGTGCCATCGATCCGTATCTCGGGCCGGTTCTCACGCAGTTTTGCATAGGCTTCTGCATCCAAAGCATCCTGATCAACCCCGCTCCGCTGTTGCCGGACCACCACTTTCCTGGCCCAGGAGGTTTGCGCTGTGAGAGTGGTGTCGTAGCTCGTGCCGGCCTTGCGGCTAGAGCCAGTGCCTTGTCCGTAGACGATCACGCCGCTGACCGCTTTCAGATAGCTCACAGAGCTCGTCAGGCCCTCGATGTTGCCTAGCCTGGCGGATAGAATTACCGGGGCTCGTTCGCCGTTTCCGGCTGTTTTATCCTGTCCCCAATAAGGCGATCGCCATTGAAATTCAAAGGTGGCATTGCCGGTTTGCACAATCATGTAATCGCCTGGCCCTGTGTCGGCAATCTCTTGCAGAACGTCGCCGAGTAGTTTCCGTGACTTGTCGCCGGTCCAGGTTGCCCCACTCCCGCTGTCTGCTTCAACTGTTAAACCGGCCCGCACACGGCTATACCCGCCCGCGTCCGTGCCTGCGTTTGGCCCTATGTTCTCGTCTACGTATTCTTTGGCAACTGTCTCTGCTGGACCGCTTTTCGCTGCCTGGCTGGTCCCGGGTTCATAGTCTATGTACTCTGAGTAGAGGAACTCGTTAAGCCCTCGCCCCCGCACCACTGCCGTGTAGGTCCCGTCATCGGACTGGTTTATCTCCGGTTCTGTGAGGACCAGGCCCGTAAAATCTCGATACCAGCCAGGCTTAAGAGGGTCTTTGTAGTAGTCGGGAAGGCCGTCTAGGAACGCCTGATACTCTGTCCCGCCGAATGGGTCTCGCAGCCAAAACTCGATGAGGTGGTACGGTCTGATGTCGAACACGCGGCTATCGTGTGCGTTGAACCCGATCACCCACCCGCCTGGCGTCCTCAGCCGTTTGTTGTAGCCCGCGTAACGTAGCCCTCCAGGGTTTGGAGTTCGTCTGCCTCGCCCAACGAACTCAGCTATCTTGTTTCCATCATAATCTCTATGTACGACCAGGAACCCCAGTATCCGCGCCCCGACCCGATAAGGCTGAACAGGAAGGGGGATCGTGATTGCGGCTGTGGCGCTACTCGCTCCACAGAATGGCGCACAGGCCCACACCCGGTAAGTGTATGAATGAGATGGTTGTACGCCGCTGTGAACGTACTGCGTGCTGTTGGGGGGCAGTGATTCATTGAGCCAGACCCACGGCCCACCGTTGTCGCTCACCTCCACAGAGTAATGATGCTCATCGTCTGCGTTGTCACTCCAATGAAGAATAACCGAACGCTCTCCATCGAACGTGGCAACCAGATTGGTGGGTGCCGCAGGTGCCACACAGGCCACCACTGTTACCCCGCCCTGAGAGACCAGCACCTCAGGGCTGCTGTCTTCGGCGGCAACCGTCACGCCCGCCTGAGAGATTAGCGCCTCAGGGCTGCTGTCTTCGGCGGCAACTGTTGCCCCTCCCTGGGAGACATACTCAGTAGGCATGCTATGAGATCACCGCCTCATATCTGAGTCTGAGCGCATCCAGGTCTGCGTCTTCCCACTCAGCGGAATCCGCTGGATTGTCATCCATTGTATGGAAGTAGTACTCCCATGCCGTAGAGAGGTCCACGGTTTCTGTGTCATCCGTCCCGCCGCTATCAACACCCACTTTCAGTTGCGCCCCGACTGCGTCATCCGCTTTGGCCCGCACCCAGGCCACCACTGCTACTGGCACCTTGTCGCTCGCGTCGAAATCCTCAAGCTCTAGCTCGTCGGCGTGGCCGTCTGTGGCCGTGGAAACATAGTCGGCGTCATCCTCCGGCGTCTCATCCAGTAGCGCGTAATGGTCGCTTCCTGTGCTCGGAGTCCAGTCGGCCTGCGCAGTGTCGGCGTTTGGGCGCAGATCGTAGCATCGCAGGTCTCCGAGGAAGCCGCCGGTACCGATGACAAGATCATCAATGAAGAAGTTTTTGGTCCCGCTACCGCCCCCATAGGCATAGAAGTATGTTGCGCCTGTCGTGCCCGCCTGCGGTTTTGTGTCTCCGGAGTAATTGATGCTTTCGTGGCCATCGATCTTTACCTGGATAGATCCACTATCTGCAACGACGAGGTAGAACTGCACATGGAACCAGTCGTTGTTCGAGACCTCAACGGTGCCGCTTGCTACAAGCGAACCGTCCACATAGGCATCGAAGGTGTGAGTGCCCGTATTCCATCGGAGATCGACATATTCTCCAGTATCAAGCCGAAATCTCAAATACATTTCATTGCCACTGTAACAATCGTCTGGATCAACCCAGACGCTGACTGATGGATTAGCTGGAGTTCCGGGAAGGCTCCACCGCGCCCATTGATGGCCATCACCACCAATGAAGAGCTTATAGCTGCCCGTCTTTGCGCCTCCGGAGATAGCCTGCATATATCCGGTGCTAGATGTGTCGACGCTTGTTAGCATTGCGTTTCCGCATTCCCACCCATACGCTGCCAATATCGTTGCCACTGCTTAATCCTCCTTGCGCCCCGCTGGCGCCAGAACGCTGCCAGTCTACTCAATGCTGTTCGGTATATTAGAAACCGCCAACATGCACCATGCGCACCGCGGCAACCCA